TGGTACTGGTGGAGTAGGTAATGCATTCCAATTCCAAAACTGGAACGTCGCACAAGTTGATGATAATGCAGATGGAGATATTGATGGAACATATGAGGTTATTAGTGGAGAGAGTGTTTCTGGTAATGCTCGATTAAAACTTGGTAGAGTAGATGGAACAGCATCTGATCCTTCTATCTTCTTTAGATCTTCTGCACTTGTAGCAAGTGATTACAACGTAGCATTCATAGCTACTGGTGGTGGTAGCACTAATGGTAGTGGTAATCTTGAAACAAAGGTAGGAAACAATAACGCATTTACTATCAATGGTAACAGAATTTGGAACGAAGGTAACATTACCTTCAGTCCAACTAACACTCCTGGTGTTGGTGTTATTCGCGATCAAAATGGTGATTTTGCTGCTGGTACTATCACAGCAAATCTAACTGGTTCTGCATCAGCAAACGTGCTGAAAGCTGGTGATACAATGACTGGTGCTTTGACTATCAGTGGTGTTCCTATTACTAACCAAGCATTACAGGTATCTGGTAGAGCAGACTTCTTAAGTAATATCACAGTTGCTGATGATTTCAAAGTTGGTGATTTCCTAATCTTTGCTGATGATTCATTAGATAAAGTTGGTATTGATCAGGCACCTGATTCAAATGATGGTAAATTTAACTTATATGTACCTGCAAGTGGTGGTAGTCAATTAAATGTTCTAAACCTCAGGGTGATGGACAATAATCTTGATCAAGGTATTTCATTCCAGAACTCTGGAGCTGCTTACACTTGGAACATTGTTCGTAAGAATAATACAGGTGCAGCAAATACCGCACATCTTGTCTTCCGTGGTCAACCTAATGCACCTCAATCAGTTATTACTGACCTAGTTGATTACATGACCCTGTTCTCAGGTGGTGATGTTCAGTTTGGTGTTGGTGACACTGGTATTGGTACAGCACCTGATTCTAATTACAAACTAAAAGTTGATGGTGAAATCTATGCAGATAAAAGTATCTACATTCGTAATGCAAGTAACAACGATGGTGCTCCACTTTACTTCCTTGGTGCAACTGGTGGTTCTGATGGTTCTGGTGGATACTTAAGCAACTTCCGTGTTGGTAATAGTATTAGTGGCAATGATATATTTGAAATTACTCCTAATGACGGTACTCAAGGAGCTACTACTTGGAAGTCAACACCAGCACTTTCAATTCAAGGAAGTAATAACAGAGTTGCTATCAATACTACAACGTTCTCTGGACAAGACAATACAGATCCAAACAATATTATAACAAGATTCTATTCATTGAATATTGATGGTAATTTCAATATCAATAACGGAAATCTATTTGTTAATAACAAACCATTTGTAACTTCTCGTTGGACAGAAGCTCCTAATAATACTGATATTTACAGACCAACAAAAGTTGGTATCAACTTCAGTAGTGCTAAGAATCCAGCGGAATCCTTAGATGTTGAGGGTAATATTGAAGTTTCAGGAACATTAAAAGCTAATGGTCAGGAACAGTGGATTGATAGTTATGGTGTTGTTAAAGTTTCTTCTGCAAGCATTAATGAAAACCTAACTATCTCTGCTGGATTGAATGCATTCAGTTTCGGACCTATTGGAGTAGGAGCAAATAATATTGTTACTATTCAAACTGGTGCGACATGGGTTATCCTTTGATCATAAATACAATTAACAAATCTCTCTTTAGTTACAATGGGCGCAACTAGTGCATTAAAAATAGATAAAGTCCAAACTGTAGGTGGAAGTCAGGTAATGACACTTGGTGCTGGAGGATCTATCTCATTTGATGGTTCCTTCTCTCCTAGTAATTTTGGTTTACCACAATGGGATGGTGCTAAAAATAGACCAACAACTAATCTTAGTTACGGATCTTTTGGATGGAATTCTAAAAACAATCAATTTGAATGTTATATTGGAGTAGACGCTGAAAACAATGCTCTCTGGGCTGTGTTTTCTGGATTAGATGTCTCAGATGATTTAGACCCACAAAACTAGGAATAAAAATGGGAATTTTAAAAATTAAGGAATTACAGAGTAGTAATGGTGATACCGTCTTAGGAATCAATGATGACGGAACTATCAACATAACTAGTCAATACAATCCAGGTAATGTTGTATTGTCAACTTGGGATCAAACAACACGTCCAACCACAGGACTATTTCCTGGTTATGTTGGATACAATACAGAAAAAAGAAGATTTGAATTATTCACTGGTTTTGATGACAGAGGTGATCCTACTTGGTATGGAGTACAAACTAGAGTTAGATTCAGTGCTTACGATTACACAGATACTAGTCTATGGGATAGTAATGAAGGGACTATGTTTGATAAAGCATATCTACCTATGCCAGGCGGACCTAGAACAATGCTAAGTTATGTGACAAGTTTTGGTTTAAACCAAAGTAGTAGTAATAATAATAACTCTTCATGGTCAAATGGTCATGATGTGCGTTCTTTTGAATATAGAAAGAATGGTAATTACTTTAACAGTGGTAATCTGGTTATGTTTAACGGAGATGGATCCTCTGACGGTGGTGACTGGGTGCTATTTAACTTTGGTAACCTTCGTGGAGGTGACTTTAACCCGAAATGGGCTGGCAACCAGAGTGGTTGGGCATTCTTTGGAGGTGAATTTAATCAACAGAGTGTGTCAACCAGTGGTCAAAGTATATCAAGAGGTTATATTTGGGGATTCAGTGATGCTGCTGGATGGATAAAACTATGGCAGGATGATAGAAGCGGTAGCTGGGGAAAAAATAACTCTAGTTGGTACAGCTCAGGTGGTACAACAAGCAGTGGTAATGGAAAACGTTCAGAATATGACAACGAACCACTAACATACATAGGATTTAGCGTAAGGTAAAAATGGCAAACATTATTAGACTATCTCAAATTCAATCAAATGCTGGTAATCTAGCATTGAATTTAAACACCAGCACAAATGGTGTGGAATTTACTGGAGGTTTTATTCCAGCTAGTTTGGTTATTCCTAACTGGGCTGGAGAAGGTAATAGACCCACCAGTGGAATTACTCCTGGTTATCTCGGATATAATTCAACTGATGTTCAGTTGGAAGTATATTATGGTCTCGACCCTGATGATGGATCTCAAATTTGGGGAACAACTGCAGGAAGAGTGACAGGTGGTGGTGGTCTTAAAGCAGATATGGAATCTCTCAATTCTGCTCTTGATGGAAGGTCTTACAATGATGTTGCTGCAATTAAGGCTGATTTTGAATCTTTAGGATTTACATTGATTGCTACACCAGCATACCAAGGTATGGCAGAATCACAATCTGGAACTAGTAATATTAGCTCTCTCCGTCAATTCAATTCTGCAGAATTTGATTCTGGAACTGAAATTGAACTTACTGAAGGAATGGACAATAGTGCTTTGGATGGGTATCCATATATGATATTTGCTGGATTTGGTCCTAATGGATTTGAAGGAACTGCAATCATGGCTTACAGAGATTATGGTTCTGGAACTGCATTGAAAAATTTCTTCTCTCCAAACCAAAATAGAAACCTTTACTGCTATGTTTTAAATAAAGATGGTTCAGAAGTAACTGATGTTTCTGGTAGCACTTCAACAATCTATTCAGATAACCAACAACCTAACAGTAATGGATATTATACAAGTGGTAGATTCGCAGCTGATGACGGATGTTGGGGATTTAGAATTGGTGTTTCAAGATTAGATGGTAACGGTGGTCCTTACATGTCACAAAACTCGTCACAATCATACGGATGTGAAAACAGAAACGGTGGTGACGCAGTTGATGACTTCTTCTGGGGAGGAGCAAGTAATACAAACACTACACAATATGGATTCTATTTTGCTGTTAGATATGTTTGATAAATAAACGTACATACACTATTATGTTTGATAACTATGGATCCTGAACAATTAAAGAAAAATTTTGAAGAGCAAATTGCTACTACAGTAAAACAAATTGGTGAATTAGAAACAAATTTAACTAAAGCAAAAGAATATAAAATTAAATTAGAGGGTGGTCTAGAAACCCTAAAACTGTTAGAAGAAAAACCAGAAGGAGAAACACCAGAAACTCCTACTGAATAAATACCAGATCCCTTCTTCCTAAATAGGTAAGAAGGGATTTTTGTGTGTAATGGCATCTCCAAGTTCTAGAGCTGATCTTATAACATATTGCAAGAGGCAATTGGGTGAACCTGTATTGCAAGTCAATATTGATACAGATCAGGTTGATAACGTTATTGATGATACGTATCAGTTTTTTCAAGAGAACTGTTACAATGGTATGGAGCGTGCATACTTATATCACGAAATTACTGCTGCTGATAAAACTCGTTTTGGAGCAACAACTACTAAGACAGTCACTGATACTAATGTAACACCAAATGCTACTGGAACTTGGTTAGAAGCAACAAACTTTATTCCAATTCCCGATCATGTAGTTGGTATCACTAGAGTATTTGGTCTTGTCAGCAACTCAATCCGTTCTAATCTCTTTGGTGTTGAGTATCAGTTGTTCTTGAATGATCTCTATGCATTCGGATCACTAGATATCCTTAACTACTATATGAACAAGCAGTATCTAGAAACTCTAGATATGGTTCTAAACAATGGATCTTTCCAACAGTTTAGATTTACAGCACGTAATGATCGTTTGTACCTTGACATAGATAAAGACTTCCTTAAAGAGGGAACTAAAGTTCTTATCGAATGTCATCGTCTTATTGATCCTACGGAAGCTACACAGATGAACAATGATGTTTTTGTAAAGAGATATGCTACTGCTCTGATGAAGAGACAGTGGGGTATGAACTTGATCAAGTATAACAATGTTCAACTACCTGGCGGTGTTACTCTCAATGGTAGAGAGATTTATACAGACGCCTTAGCAGAAATTGAGAAAATCGAAAGCGAAGTTCTCAGTAAGTATGCAATCCCACCAATGGATATGATCGGATAAAATGCCTACCAGTCCCTATTTTCCAACTTACTATTCAGGTCACAGTGGCGAACAAGGTCTCGTTCAGGATCTTGTGGATGAGCAAATCAAATTGTTTGGTTCAGACGTATACTATATCCCTAGGATAGTTCTTCAAGACAGCACTCTGGATGAAGTTAGATACTCCAAGTATCAAGAGCAATTCCAGATTGAAATGTTGTTGCAGAACGTCATGGGTTTTGGTGATAACGCTGAGTTCATCTCCAAGTTCGGTTTAAGAATTACAGACGAAATTATCTTCAGAGTTTCAACTAGACGTTGGGATGAAGAAGTAGCAGAGCATAATCCTAACCTTACTGTTACCAGTAGACCTAACGAAGGAGACTTATTGTACTTCCCGTTAACACAAGATATTTACGAAATTAAATTTGTAGGAAAAGAAGAACCATTCTTCCAGTTTGGTAAGATCCAGTTCTATGCCATCACCGCTGAGATATACGAGGTTGGTCAGGACGACTTTGATACTGGTGTTGCAGAAATTGATGCAGTTGAACAACTCTTTGACAATGCAATCAAGTTGGTTATGGATCCTGGTGGAACAGGAGACTTCACTGTGGGTGAAGAAGTTGTTGGTGATGAATTCCTTGCAAAAGCTACATCAACTATTACAGGTGATGCTGTAAGTGGCATAACTATT